GTGGCGAATTGTTCCTCTTGTTCGTCTTGTTGGTTTCTTTTAGCGAGTATTAAATCAAGTATTTTTTCTTCTTCTTCTTCTAGCAAATCAATATTCATTTGAACGGCTTCCTCTTCTTCTATCAATCCCTTTGTTAAATCTAAGCCGATTAATCTTTGCTTTTCTGTTACTTGTTTTCGTAATGAATCCACTAATTTATCGGATGCCTCTTTTCCCGCTTCAACTTGTTCATTAAATCTTTTTTGTTCTTTTGCCGCTTGAGAAGTTCTATCCGCAAACATATAATAGGCAGTGACCGACGCGGCGATTAGAGTGAGTAGTAACCCGAGCGGGTTTAATTTAACCGCGATATTGAATAACCTCATCGCGGCAGTTGCTTTCTGTGTGTTCCCAGTTAATAGGGCTTGGACTATTGTGAACCCTATTGTGGCTATTCTATAAAGTTTTGTCGCTGCGGCTCCAGCTAACATAACGACCTTATAGGTAGTGATAACAGTGACCGCAAGAGCCATAATTTTTATGACTTCCGTTAAATTTCTTCCAAGAAAACTAATAACACGCTTCAAGCCTTCAAAAGCCCCAGTCCCTTGTTCCAAATCTAAAATAAAGCCTTCCCAGGCTGATTTAAGCAAATCTATTTGACCGTTTAAAGTGTTTAGTTGCTTATCCGCCATTTCTTTTGCAGCACCTCCGGCATTCTTTAATTTAGCTTCTAACAGTGATACAGATACAGAAGTTTCAGAAAGTATTGTTCCAACCGTTGCACCCCTTTTTCCAAATAACTCCAGTGAAGCCGCGTTCTTATCAGTCGCCTTATTAATTTGTCCCATCGCTTCCTCAAAGGACATCCCTCTTTTTGATAATTCAAGGAATATATTTCGCAGACCAGTTCCAGCGGTAGAAGCATCCAATCCTCTGTCCGTTAATGTACCAAGCAAGGCAGTCGTTTTTTCAACGGATAACCCAGCTACTTTCGCGACCGGAGCAACCGCACTCATCGACGTTGCAAATTTTTCCATATCCAAAGAAGAAGAAGTAAAAGATTTCGCCATTACATCTACGACTCTTTGTGTTTCTGAAGAATCCATTCCAAAACCCCTTAGAGTTGCTCCAACAACTTCAGCGGCACGTGGTAATTCTGTTCCAGTCGCCGCGGCGAGTTGAAGCGTGGATTCAGTCATTTTTTCTATTTCTGTTTGGTCGAATCCTAATTTTGCGTATTCCTTTTGAAGTGAAGCGACTTCCCCCGCAGTGAATCGAGTGGAGGCTCCCAGTTCTCTCGCCTGGTTTGTTAGAGCACTCATTCCATCAACAGTCACTCCCAGTACTGAAGCTAAATCCGCTTGACTTTGCTCGAAGTTTCTAACGATATTGAAAGCCCCTTTCGCTAACCTAAAAACCGCAAATGCTCCCCCGAGCATTCCGAGCATCTTAACCATTCCTCCCATCGCTCCGGTATAATTACCGATGTTCAGTCTTTGCTTTTTCATAGCATCACCACTAGCTCTGATTTTCGCATTGTTTTGGTCTAGCTTTCGATTTATTTCTGTCAGTCTTTGAGCCCCTTTCTTTGTGTCTAAATTTAACTTCGCTCTTTCCGCTCTTAGCTTTCTACTGGATAGCTCTAGTTTCTGCAACGTGCCAAGAGATTTTTTTTGAATGGTGGTAAGGCTAGAAGTTGCTTCGACCGTGGTTCTAATCGCTTTATTTTCGTCTTTTTGTTGTTGACTCAACCTTGCTTTCTGGTGCAAAAGTTGTTTATCTATCTGCAATTTAGCCTTCGCGGTTGCATTTGCTTGTTTTTGTAAAGCATTAAAGTCCTTTTGTCCTTTGGTATTGTTGACTTTTTGAACTCCTATATCTTTTTTAATACCTTTAGAAGCGGTTTTTAAGGCATTTACGGACTTAGTTAATAAATCTATTTGAGTCTTTGTCGCCGCGGCTCCATCTATAATGTTTTTAAATAGGTCCTTTGGTGCGATATCTTCCTTACTTATTTTCTTCTTCGCCATTTTTTTAATTTTTATTTAATATGAAGTACATTGATATCAATGCCCCTAAACTATATCCAAAAGAACTTGAAAGGGCCAGGAAAAATCTTCCTTTCCAAGTTTTCTCATCTGCCACAAACCCAGCAAAAGGCAAAGCAATAAAAGGCCCAACAAAAGACCAAAACATTGTGGCACCCATTATTCTATCTGCCACGCTGGAAATATACATCGTACTTCCTATTTCAAGCAATAACGCAGAAAAGAAAATTATAGCAAATTTATTCATTTTTAATTTATTTATTGGCCTTAACTAACCGTTCTTGTTCTTTTTCAAATTCTCTGACAATCTTATAAAACTTATGAGCGGTAATTTCCTTTTCATTTATCCTAAACCCTAACCACTTTTCTAAATGGATTACCAGCCCATCTCTGTCCTGGCCATTGGTATTGGTTAACAATTCTAATATCTCTTTCTGTAGCCTTTTAATTTCGTTTATAATATACCGCTTTTCTTCTATAACAAAATCACATTGTAGAATGGCGATTCTTCTTTGTAGTTCAATTATTTCTAATTGAGTTTTATCCATTCCAAACTCCTCTAAATAACTGTCATTAATTCTTTCATAAGCATCTTCGTCCTCTCGCTCTGTACCTATATTAATGTTCCTTCTAGTATATTCAATTTTTCCGGTTTGAACTTGCCACCAGTTTTCTAATATGATATCTTTTATACTATCGTAATAACTTTTCTCTGACATATCTATTATAATTTTCATCTAACCAGTCAAACAAAAACATTTTGTTATCTTGTGTCAATCCTAGAACATCAATTCCAAAATCATCCGTCAATGGGATATCGTACTTACTTGAATCGTCGGCTATTATCGTTATCCCAGTTGAACTCACTGTTATTCTAAAACTGTTATAGAACGCCCCAGTATCTTTTAGAGTTATATGTGAAGTCTTTTGTCCTTTTAATCTTTTTAAATTAATTGTATAAGGCGAATAATCTCCTAGCTTTTTATTCAAAGAATCTACACCGTCCTCGTATAATTGGTCCTCTGTGTTTAACCGTATTATCTCCTCCTTTACTTCCTTATCAATAACCCTTAACCACGCTTCTTTTTCGTCTAGTCTTTTCACGTTATCTAATATCCTTTCTATTGCTCCCCACATACTCTTAAATAAAAAAAGGGAGATGTCTATTCAACAACTCCCTTTCCAATAAAATAAAACAGTTATTATCTAACTATTTCTTCTTTTTTGCTTTCGGCTTTTCAGTAGAATCATAATTAGGTACGCTGAATCCATTTGCTTGTTTCCAAGCATTACGAATTTGACTTGCCTTATGTCCTCCTTTTAGATGCATTACCGCTTGATTTTCTGTTACGATTCTTAACCAATCAGCATTGAATCTATCCTCGCCTAGATAAATTACTTTACCCATTCTATAATGCTACAAATGTTCCATCTGCTACATCGTAACCCATAGCATTGATAACGGTAACCTTATAGTTCTCTCCAAGCGTCTGCGCTGAAGTTGTGATTGTATAAGTTCCATCCGGATTCTCATTTACTCCTGAAATGATATCACCTGCTGGAACATCTACGTTTTCAACTGTAAAATTAGCCTGAACCAATCCTACAATGTGGTCACGTACTGCCGCACTTCCGAATCCGTCAACAACTTCACTCGTCAGAGTTGTGTTTGTCAATGGAGTTACAATTTGCATTCCGCTGATATTTCCTCTTAAAGTAGTCGCTGAATACCCCAGTTCCTCGCTTGTGATAGCATAAGCATTTTCTTCGTTTTCTGCGTTATTCATATCCCAAGAAATCATCGCTTTCTGAGTAGTTATGTCAGTCGCATATTCTTTGAAAGAATCATACGTTTCAATCGCCATCTCATAACCTCTCATCACAGTATCTAATTCATTGTCTTTAATTCCCCAAAGAGAACCTCCGACATCTGCAAGATAAAAGTCAACATCAGAACAACCAATTTTCTTTAATTCTCGAAGTATCTGATGAACTGCATCTTTTCCCCAAGTTTCAAATTTGAATGTTCTAACTCCGCCAACTCCTGCAATCTTATACTTTCTTGTTGAAGGTGCGGTTTCGTAAACAGTTTCCGTTCTTTCAAAAGTGATATTCTCACATCTTGGAAAAGGATAGATTCTCTCTAGCAAAGCCGTTGAAGTTTGGATTAAAGCCTTAATATCTGCTCCTAATGTTGGAGATGTCAAATCTAGACTGTTTCTTGTTGTTCCATCTGCTTTGTAACGCGGTACAATGATTGGAAAGGCAAGAGCCTTCATTTCGATTACGCAATCTGGTCGGCCTAAATTCAGCATACTCGGATTTCCGCAACTGCATATAATTTGTCCCATAATTTTTATTTTTTATTATTTATTATTTATTAATTTATTAATTTAATTAGCAGCATAATTTTGTATCATACATCTGAAGAGTGACGGATAAATCTATCCCACTTAAATCCTCGTGAATAATGGTCTTATCGCTTCCTTTATTAGTTACCTCTACTCCGAATCGCGGTCTTGGACGTCTTGTAAAGCCGTTTAGACGTTTAAAGGTGTAATTGTTCTCGATAACATTAATAAAGGCACTAGATAGGTTTTCCATTGGTTTTATAACTAGATTATTGTGATTGTCATTGCTCCATTTTGGAGTGTTTGCCCAATCCATAAAAAATAATCTAGCGTCATAACTAGCAACAACAGAACTATCTAATGGTAGATTCTCATATTCATACGAAACCAACAACCAAATAAATGGAGTCTTATTCATAGTCCTTTGACTAACTACTAGATATTCATTATTTGTACTCGAAGGAGTTCCGTGAAGAAACAATATTTCCGGAGCAATCACAATATCTCCTCTAAAGGGGGTACTATGATTATAAGGCTCTATCTCTATCCATTCATTGAATGAAAAGTCAACAACCCTAAATTCGTATCTGTATTCGTCTTTGATAATTTTGCCAATAGTAATATGCATCGTATTGCATAATCTAATTCTAGCTCCTACCTGTGCAAGAACTGGAAGTCTTCTATCAATGCTATCGATTACCTCTCTTATTATGTCAACTAGATTATTGCTCATCAATATATACTTGCAAAATTTATTAAGATTCCTTTGTATTCTGGATATTCATTTGTATTATAGGACTTCATATAGTATTGGATTGTGTCAAACGTATCCACTCCGTCATTATATATATTGGTGACATCGTGTTTAATCGCACTTACATTTCCCGTATTTTCTCCAACCACAACTTCCAAACCGACTGTTGATTGTCTTGTCACAATATCTCGAACATAGAGATAATAGACAAAGTCTTTCAACATTGTCTTTATCCCTAAGGATTGTAACATTAACAAATCGCCTTGAAACGTGAAAGGTTCATACACTACAATAAATCGAGGTGAAGTTGGAACGCCTAACAAGACGTCCCAGTCCACAACGAAAAGGTCATATAATTCTTTCCCAAACAATAAAGGCAAATATTCCCTTTCAGCCTTATCAATGTATTCCATCAAATCAATTTCTTGTTCTGGATTCAAAGCTATCTTGGTTCTACCCGTTTCAAAGTCTGATATTTTTAAAATCATACCCATATTCTTAACTCTTTTTTTGTACTTAATTATATGCTACCACTCCATTCTTTACACACGCCCTGGCAGTTGAATCATTCATTATGATTAAATCTCCCTTTTTGTATGTGCCGAACTTTGCAATCTTCACGACAACTTCTACCATTCCGTTCCCAGTCACTTTCGCTTTTTTCTTCACAACTTCCTTTTTACTTGATGCTGATTTTGTAGATATTGTCGCTTCGCTTAGTGATTTCTCTGTTTTCTTCTTTGCCATATCTCAATTATTAGACTGTGATTGCCACTTTAATAGTTGCTATATCATCATAGATAAATGCTTGTTCATCTAACTTTCTTACATAAGCGTGAAATCTAGATTCCCCAAGTATTGTAAAAGTGTTATTGATAAACTGGTCGTTGATGAATCCAATACGAACCGTATATCCAACATAATTAGAAACATTGAATTTAGACATATCTGCTACAAATATCTTTCCTGATGGGATATCTTCCATAGGAATAATAGATACTCCACCTATCACAACTCTATTGAATAAAGATGCTGAAGGATATAATGGTAATCCGTTTAGGTCTTTCGCTGAAACTAATTCAGTAAAGAAATCAACTGGGTTTATCATTACAATATTAGCCATATAATTCAATTCGTCTTGATAGTTGTGAGTTGTCCATATATCTGTGATACACGCATTCACAACGTCCATAAAATTGGTATTAGAAACAGTATTAGCCATTGAACCAGCGACAAATGCTCTACCGTATGTCGTAGCTCCAGCGCATTGTGGCGCAACCCCAGTTCCAAACAATAATCCATTCTGACGCTTTAAATCGTGCTTCGCTTTTAAAAAGTTCGTAGCGATAGACTGTAGGTTAGGAATGTCTTTAACACTTTCCTCTGTCAAAACTTCATAAGCCGCAACCTTACAAGGCTCTGCATAGCGTGTTTCAACTTTGAAATCCATCTGTGGCTTAATCGCCCCTTCCGATATGAATGTGAAATCTCCATCTTTTGGAGTTGTTTCAGTATAAGCATAAACCGCTTGATTCGTGTTAAACATATTAACCACGCTATCAATAACCACTCCTCTAAAGTTTACATCTGAAGGAGGCGCCATTTGAACACCCGCTAATTCTGGGATTCCATCTGGATTGGTTGCTGATGCAGTTGAAATATCTCCTACCGCTTTCACTTGCATTTCAATCATTCCGTGACCTGCATTTTTGATATCTTGTATCTTAGAAATATTGTCGCTAATGAATGCCTTTACTTGTTGAGTTGCAGATTGAACAAACTGTTCCCCGCCTCCTTTTAAGTTGTCAAGCAATTTAGTAATCGCCAATCCTTGTTTTGAAACCGCTTCCGTTAAGGCTTTGCTTTCTCTAGTTCGAACGATTTCTAATTCTTCTTTCAGTTTTACTATCTCATCTTTTGAGACTTTTGTGTTTACATCATCCTCAATAGATTTGATGAAGGCTTCTTGGCCAGTTGTGTGCTCTTTTAATAAAGCAACTTTTTCGTCTGATGACTTTCCGTCAAACACTTCATTTGAGATTCCTTTGTTCTCGATGAATGTAGCAAAAGTCATAAATTTTAATGTCTGTGACATATCTTTATAATTTATTAGTTAATAATAGTGAACTGAACCTCTGTCCAATTCTTTTTCTGTTCTGTCGTGAGTGTCTTTCAACGGCTCATCTAATAGAGTGCTTTTAAGCGACTCAATATCTTCCGCTGGTATTGTAGGGGTTAATTCATTCGAACCCTCCAGTACCGCGCTTATTTCGATTAATTTTGCTTCTTTAACTGCCCAATAGAAACCTTGTTCCTCTGCTTTAGACTTGTTTCCTATGTTTCCTATCGTGTCATTCCATACTTTAAACTCCTCTTCGTAGTCGGAATCATTAATGGCTAAATCCATTTTGACATAGTACATTCCAACGGAATGCTGGTCTATTGCTCCTGACTTGTATTCAGCAAATATTTGTCCGTTCATAGACTTCTTAATATTTGACTCCATAAAGAGGGACGTTGTATTGCCTTTCTTATCAACCCCTAGGTCTGTCCATTTAACTTCTTGCTCCCAAACTTTTAAAGGAGTGCCTACCTTTGCGGTTAGTTTATACTCGTGGTCGTGTAGGTGCCATATTTTGCCCTGACGTTCGCCTAACGATTTGCCAAATGTACTTCCGACGTGAACGTCTCCGTGACTGTCTAACCAGTTATAAGTGTTTCCAACTATTGTTCTTTTGATTACAGTATCCGTATCGCTATCTATTGAGGTGCTTAGTGCCTTTAATTTAGTCATATCAGCTACCATTAGGCCAGGAGTGTTCACATACGTTTTTTTAGATGCTTTTTTCATCTCCGATATCTCTGATTTATTAGAGTGCAAGTATTCAAATAAATCCTTTTTAGTTGCGAACTGTTTTCCTTCTATATTCATTTTTTTATAGGTTTTTTATCCTTTAGTATCCTAGCCTTTAATTCCTTTAGTTTGGCCACATCCTCTTTAGTTAGTTTATCCTTCATTGCTTTGCATTAAGACATTTGGCTTTGTTGCCCCAGTTAGTTCCTCTCCGCCTTCTTCTAACTCATCTAGGCCGACTAACTCTCTTACCTCATCCCTTGTCATACTTTCCATTATCTTAGTAGATACATTCGTTTGTGAGTTGTTTAATGCCTGAGCGACTTCGTTTGTAGATGCTTTAATTTCCTCTATTGAAGTAAGGTCAACCTCTATATATTCATCTACTCCTAAATGATATGACAACCACTTAGACAACTCTTTATCTACTTTGTTTGCTAGAGGGATATAGACGTCTGTATATGCCGTCCTTTTAGCTGATTCTACATTGTTATATGTGCTACTGGCGGTATCATTAAATAAGACGCTAGGCATTCCATAAATGCCACACAATAACCTTAACGAACTTAATATCCCATCCAGTAATTTAAGGTCTGTAGGCGACATCCCAGTTTGAAGATATCTAAGTTTTGACGTACTTACTTTAATCTTATTATAGTTTTCTGCTCCTGATATAGTGTTATCAAAGTGAGTTTGCAACCTATCCCGCTCAGGCTCTAGCATTGGAGTATCTGTGTCCGTTGTTAAGATACCTATTATCCCTCTGCTTTTGAATATAGAAGCGTCTGCCTTTAGCTTTTCCATTGAACTTGCAACAACTATCCAGGCTGATTGAAGCGGAGATAAACCATATTTAATAGAGCCCTCTCCAGTATTAACGACATTTGACGTCTTGATATGCAATACATCATCCACTCCATAATTAACAATCCTTCCATTTGGTAACGTGTATTGATAACCGCTTACCGTATTCGTCGCCTCATTACATACGATTTCAACTCTCGGTGTGATAAGAACTTCTAACTCCACTCCTAGTCCTCCCTCTCCTCTTATTATTCTTACAAATGCGTTCCCAGTTAGTAAAAGAAATTCATTTATCTTCTCCCTAAATTCTATTTCATCATCGTCAGAATTCGGAGCTCTTAATAAGTTTAGTAAGACTGAACCCTCCACTACTTCACCCTCCTCGTTATACATTACACGCTTGATGGATGCAGTTGAAAAAGATATCTTCTTTACAATCATATACACCAAAGGATTCTCTCCATAGGCTTTTGTATATTTTGTAAAGCCACTCCCAGTTCCTAGCAAATAAGAAAAGAATTCATCCATCAATCCTAACTGTTGATGGTGTGAACTCGGCATAGAATTCACGCTGATAGTCTTTGATTGAAAACTTTTTATTAATCGGTTAAAAACATTCTCCGCCATAACTTAAAATAGATTTATGGTACAAATATAAAAAAATCATTCTTAGTTCTTTGCTTTTTATCATAAAAAAGTTATAAGGGGATATCTAATAGCATCACAGGCGTGATTGTGTTTGTCGATTGGAACGTCAAGAATCGTGTCTGTACGTTGGTCTATCTTGAACTTATAATTGTTAAACTCGCTTTGAATGTTCTCGCTTTCTTCGTGAACGTGTAGGTTGTATTGGTTTACTTTTCTAATGCCATCCAATATACTGCCTCCTCCTTTCTTTGTCTTCATAGCTGGAAGACCCGCCCTTTGTAACGTCAGTATTGAGCGAGGTTCCGAGGTGTCACAAACGATATACGTTTTCTGTTGAGCCAACAAGGGCTCCCCTTTTAGGATATCTATAACGTCTTGAAAGTCGTCTATATTGCTGCCGTAGATTATCTCTCGGATATATAAGTCCTTATCCGATATGATTAACTTGATACACGCAAGAGCATCGTTGAAGCCCCAGTCCAAACCATAGAAACAATAGTCATATCCTTCAGGCTCGTCTTTAAACAAACTCCACTCCGGAAAGATTATTTCCCTCCCTTTATACACTTCCCCTTTCCCATAGATGCACCACTTTCTAGGGTCTGATGTCCCTTGTTCGTCGTTGGCTTCTGTTGGCTCATAGGACTCTATCTTGCGTATAATTGTGTCCGGAAGAAAGGGGTTGTCTAAGTACGTACTCCGGCTCTCAATAACATCCTTTCGCTTATCTAATTGATACACCCAGCTATTAGGCTCTGAGGGGTTACAATCCAATATCCAAAACTTACGACACCTTTGTTCTAGTTGGTCAAATATATTCTAGGAACATTAATCGCTTCATTGATAAAAAACACATCACACGCGAACCCATATACTCTCATAGGGTCATCATTTAAGCCAAAGAAAGATATATTATTTCCGTTTAATCTAACAGTTGATTCCGACCTATTCATATGCATCTGCGGATGGAGGGCGTCATAGTTATTATACCCTCTACATATTGCTTCAAAGTCTTTTAATAGAGTGCGTCTTAAGTTAGTTAGACTATCTCTACAAATTGCTATTTCTTTCCCAGTATTCTGAAGGCAGTATATCACAATCCATTGGAGGGCTGATATAGTCTTACCCGACCTTGTTCCTCCTGGTAGAACAATACCTCTGAAACTTTGTTGATAAGCATCCTCAATTGATAGATAGTTGGATGTCGCATTGATACGCATCAATCCTCAGGGCGAATAATGGTTACGGTAATTGGTTCCCGTCTGCTTAAATCTTCTATTTCTGTTCTCTCCGTATATCCTCTGGCCTTGCCTTTAGTCTTCAAAAAGAATATTAATGAAATAGTATCCTCGCCCATTATTTTCTTTTGGAGAACGCTTTCTGCATTGTCTAATAACGCTTCTTTTGATTCCTCAATGGATTCTTTAAAATCACTATCGGAATTAACATAATCATAAAAGGTTTTTCTAGTGATACCTACGGCTGAACAAACGGCTGAAACATTACACGCTTTCTTCGGATACAACTCCAGTATCTGTTTCTTTCTGTTTTGCATTGCCTTCTTAGAACTCATTTATCCCTTTTTTATAGTGTTTAGTTTCGTATAGGCTAACAATATACTATTTCCGATATAATGTATAAGCTAGGCACTAACCAGGCGCCTAATCTCTTTAAAGCCCAAATACCCATTTAGCGATATAAACTAATATTGTTAGAGTTACTATTCTTGTTATCGCAAAGACGATAGATTTATTGTTTAAAAAGTCCATTAATTTGGGGTGGTCTGTTTGCGGTACGATAGTAAACATTATTCTATCTGCTACCCATAATAGGTAGGCGAATGGTAGTAAAGCAATTCCCAGTCCTAGGAGTATTGTGCCCATTATTTTCTTTTTCTTTTCCGTGTTTTTCATATTATTTTAATTTTAAGTTAAAAAGGGGAGGAAACAACGCCCCCCCTCTAAACAAACAAAAACACAATAGCAACATATGAAGATTGACTAGTGGTTATATTACAAAATTACTAATTTTTCTACTTATGCTCCTATTATCTTTGAACAAATCGTTTATTTTATTTTATATTAAGGTTACAATTCTACTATTAACTTAATCAAGTCCAGTTTCTTATCCTGAGTTAAGGACCTAATTAATTCCCTTTTCTTTTCCGCCAATTCTCTTTCGTCCATTATGTTATCAATATTCCATTGATAGTTTTCTGCGATGTCTGCTAATAACTTCACGCATTTAGCGACTTCTATCTGTTTGCCTAAGTATATGCCCCTCCCAGTTGTAAAGTTTTCTAATTGCTTTAAATATAGTTCTCCGTACTTTATTTCTATTGGTGCTTCGTTGTTTTTGTAGTTTTTTCTTTTTATGTTTGGAATTGCGCTCATAATCTTTGCTTTTTATTTGTTTATACTCCTGTTTTTTTGTTCCAGGCCACTATGTGTAATCTATCACAATATCTTAGCCCCAGTTCGATGCATTGTTTCAATACCATTTCTCTCTTTTCGTTTAGTAGTTTTTGATTCTCTCCGGATGGCATCAAAACAACCTGACTCATATTTATTACTTCAAATTCATTTAGCATTTCTAAGACATCTGCCTCTTCGCTGATAACAAACTTGAAGATAGAATTTTTCTGTGCCTGTATTTTCTTTAATGCTATTTCGTTGTATCTTCTTTTTCTTGTTTCTCCAGTTGTTGAAAGTTTTGGACTACAATTCCAGTAGGCAACTAATTTAATCAATTCGTCAATTGGTATGATTGTTCCATTTGTTTCTATTTCTACAATAGGTATCCACCCATTTACTTGTTTAAACCACTCTAGGAACTCTACTATTTTCTTTTGGTGCAATAGTGGTTCTCCGCCAGTTATAATTAAGTGAGCGCCATTGTCTAGTCTTTGCACTAAATCACTATCTAACACTTCTTCAAATGGAGTTTTAATTCCTTTCTTCCATACCTCTATAGAATCGCATATCCACCCCTTACCTTTACAAAGTATATTACACCCTGATAATCTTAAGAATACCGCTGGAAATCCCATTGTTTGTCCTTCTCCTTGTATAGAGTAGAACAGTTCGCTAATTATTAAATTTCTATTTTTCATATATTGCTGAATTTTTATCGTTTTCAAAGCATTCTACTTTTATTACTTTGCACCGTCCGGCGTCTGTTTTACTTAATACATCGTTAAACTTTTCAAACACTAATTTGGAAAGGGACTCGCATCCCATTTTGTCCATCACTCTTAAACTGCAAATCTCCGGAACACTTTGGAATAAATCTAAATAAGGGTCATCTTTTTCTAATAACGTGGTGTGGTCAAACATATAGTTCATCTATTCTTTTAACCCATTGTTTTTAAAGCCTCCAAAATCTACAACCCAGTTCATATCGTCTAGTTCGTTTGCAGTAAACCAAACCTTAAACCTAAGCGCATATCCGTGAAGAAGTTGGCAATGTGAATGCCCGGCCTTATGTTGTCTTAGTGCCACGCTATAATTGTCAAATGTTTTTGTTGATATATACATATTAAAATAATTTTGTTTGATGTGTTAAATGTTCGTATCGCCTATCTGTATTGCATTCGTCTATGACAAACTGATTATAAGAATTTGCCGCAAAGACATCTGTAATTTCATATCGCAATTTAGAGTCCGTTAATATTTCTGGCAAATTGTTTTCAACTGAATACTTTTGCACCCAGGAATTGAATTCCTTTGTATAGAATTTTTTCAAATGGCTATTGTAATGGATTAATCTTCCAAATCGTTTACCTGATTTAAAGGAACTAGAGTCACAAGAATACCAAGGATACCGCTTCATTATCTCTGGACTTGTTATTCCAAATCCGTGAACTTTTATTTCGGGTTTAATTCTTAGTATTGTGCTCCATACGTTATCCAACCATTCTTGTAATTCAGTGATTGAACCACCTACCATCCCTCCTAAAGCTAACTTATCATTCTCATTAATATACTTAATAAGCCAATCCTCTGTCTCTCCCATATGAAAGGCCGGAAATGGAGATAATCCCTTTGTTCTCATATATTCGAGATTTGCGCTCGTTTTATCTGCGTCACCTATGCTATCAAGGACGACATAGTTTGTCGCCTTTACATCTATTAAAAATTGGCAATAGGCGTCCATATTGATTGGAGTTCCTAGAGTGTCTGCACTAAACCCACCAGAATCAATAAATAAATCAACTCCTTCTTGGCTAATTAAGTCTTTTATATATTCTTGACTTGTTTTGTAGTAATGGAAAGAACACAAAATATCTTTCATATCGTTTTTAATAAGATATCCAGCCTCTTCCTTCCCAGTACACGCGAAATAGATTTTCATAATTTTATATTTTATATTCTGTTTTATCTAAAACTCCTGACCTTTTAAATGCTTGTTTTCTCATATAACAAGGGCCACACTCTCCACAATGAATATCACCTCCATTGTAGCACGACCAAGATAATGATATTGGACTACCCCATTTTTTTCCAAACTCAACAATCTCTTTTTTCATTAATCCTCCCAGTGGCGAAACAATCTCAACTTTGAATCCATTGTTCACCGCGCCATAAAGTAGATTATTAAAATCAATTATAAACTGTTCTTCGTTATCTGGATACGCTCCTGACTCTTCCAAGTTAGAACCTAAATAGATATATCCATAGTCATTGGCTTCACAATATCCAGTCGCAATAGAAAGCATAATTAAATTCCTCGCAGGTACCCAATCTAAAGCATACTCAACACCCGCTTTTCCGCTTTTCACATCCGCATCTTTAAAGAGAGTACTATTGCCTTTAAACTTATTATAATCCAGGTCTATTACATCATATTCACATTTGTAATAATTAGCGATTTTATTAACTGCCTCAATTTCTTTATTTGTGGCTTTGCATCCATAGTTGAAGTGAATTAGTTTTATCTCATCGTGTTTCTTATTAGCGTACCCAATAATTGAAGTACTATCCAATCCACCTGAGCAAATTATAATCGCTTTATTTGGCTGATTTCTATCTATATCTACACTTTCCTTTGTCATTAAATTTAATATAGAATAAGGCTTTACTCTTATAGCATCTTTCCCAAGGTGCCATTTCAAAGAACTGAAGAACATTTCTCCGTTTTTTTCAATATAGAATATTGGCTTATAATTACACGCCAAAATAATCTCATCTTTTTTCATTACTGCAATAGCAAAAGAGCCTTTAATCATTTCCAAGGATTTTTTTATTGTATGAATATTCTCTGGATTAATTACATTTGAAATCGCTTCACTATCTATTCTGCCTTCTCCGACTCCTAATTCCTCGTCGTTAGATATTGTTCCATTGTGAACTATCTTAAAGCCTTTACCAAAAGGCTGGTTCTGTACTGGATTTTCTTTTTCGTTAGTTGGGGTCGCTCTATGATTTGCAATCCACAAATCTCCGTACTGGGATAAACCAGTATAATCTCTTCCCCTATCTTTAGCGTTCAGATACACTTCTAAAGCGTATTCGTTAAACTTTGTACCTCCTAGAATTGAACACATAGTTTATCTAATTAAGTTTAAGAATTCGTTTCTAGCGTTCAAATCGTTTTTAAACACCCCAGTCATCTTGCTTGTCATTGTCCAGGTATCGTGTTTCTTTACTCCTCTCATACACATACAAAGATGTTGAGCCTTTAAAGTTACCGCAACTCCTAAAGGGTTTAATTCCTTTGTAATGCGTTCAGCAATTTGCGAAGTAATGCGTTCCTGGTTCTGAAATCTATTAGCATATAAATCAACCGTTCTCGCTAACTTAGATAATCCAACTATTTTATCGTTTGGAATATATGCGACATTCGCAACCCCAAAGAATGGAGCGGTGTGATGTTCGCAGATAGAATAGAAAGGTATATTAGTTTGTATTATCATTTCGTCAGTTCCCTCGGCGTCAAATGTAGTAAAATTAAATTCCTTAGGCTCTAAAAATTCCTTCATAAATTTAATATATCTTTTAGGCGTTTCTTTAAGGCCTTCTCTGGAAGTGTCCTCTCCTAAGTACGTTAAGATTTGGCGGAAATGTTCCTCCGCCTCTCTTAACTCAATAAATGTTTCTTTGCTTTTTATCATTGTTTCTTAGTTTATGTTTGTTGTTCCATTTCTTCTTATTGTTAAGTTTAATTCTTGCGCGACAAAGTTTATATGTCTTGTCGTTGTGGCACTCCAGTATCCCAGTACTTCCAATTCCTCGCCTTTAATGTTTGCCACGTGGGTAACGTAAGAAATAACCTTACTACCCTCAATTTTTAAATTCTGTTTGTGTTTGCTTAATTTCATTTTGTTAAGTTTTAAATTGTTATTTTAATAAACACTTTTAGGCGTTAAACCTTGTTTTTCTCTTTAAAATATCATAATGTAAAGATTGTGATTGTTGACACGCTGACAATTTACCTTTTAAACCCATTCTTTTTAAATTTGCTTTCTGACCGTTTCCCTTAATTAATTTTAATTCAGTCCAAATTTCATGCTCTCTAGCCTCTAGGGTTATAATTGTTTGGTCTTTAGTTGGTATTGATGTAATAAAATTTTTCATTTTGTTTTGTTTTTGTGTTTGTTTGTTTTATAGTTCTGTAATTTCGTCAATTCGAGACATCGCCTCGTCAATTGAGTATAATGCATCATCTTTAATGCTTTCAATCTCATCCGACAACTCTGTAAACCTCTCTCCGTTTTCTGACTCTTGCCATTTCTCAGAACG